ATCATTTGACAAGTTTATGTCTTATGTAGAGGAGGCAGGCAAGTATGACTCTAGCCTAGTAATTCATTTCCGTATCGCAACGAGTGGTGGTATCAATGACTACAACATTCATCCGTTCAAGGTACATAAGAATCTTTACTTCTGTCACAATGGTATATTAGATATTCAAGTACCTACAACAAGTAAGGAGAACGACACCCAGATATTCAACAACACCTTGATGAAGCCATTGCCTTATAACTTCTATAAGAATAATGCAATCATGAATGTGTTAGAGTTTACAATCGGTTCTTATAACAAGTTTGTATTCCTAGATGATAAGGGTGACTATTATATCCTTAATGAGAAAGCAGGCGAGTGGTCTGAGGAAGGTGCATGGTTCTCCAATACAACATACAAAAGACCTAAGGTTGTTTATGGTAGCTACTACACCAAGAAGAGCTATGGATATGATTGGGATGATTACGGATGGGATGGCAGAAGTACCTACAAGTATAATAAAGATGCCTTCGAGGTAGAAGAAGTTAAGGATGTAACTAAATTAGATAGTATGGATGATGTAGACTATTGTGATTGCTGTGGCGATGTTAAGCCATTGGATTCAGTTAAGTATTGCAGACAATGGAACACATGGATGTGCCCTGAGTGTGTAGCTGAGTTTGATGTAGATGATAAAGAGTTGTTCAGCGCAACAGACGAGGGGATATATCTAACTGAGGGTCATGATTAAATTATAATATATGAAAAGTATATCATTACATCTACGTAGATTAAACGAGTCGGACAGGGCTCGTTTACTATCATACGTGCGCAGAAATGAAATCCTAAAGCGTAAAGCTGATGACATTACAGATGCTATTGCAGACATATGGGCTTGTGAACGATTTGGAACTACACTTCCCTATAACGATAGCGAATGGGTAAGAGCAATTTATAATTCATTAAAAGAAAACAGATATGAGAAAATCATCAATGATGTGGCTAAGAAGACTTAAGCCTGAGGATAAGCAACGAGCCTACGAGATAGTTAATAGTTTGACTCAACATAGAAGGATACACTACAAAGAAGAGAAGCCAACTAGTCTTGCATCAGCTGTTGCAAGCCTGCATGGTTGGACTGCAGGCTATGAAAACAAAAACTTTCTTAAGTACATTTTTAATAAATTAAGAAACGATAAATACTATGACAAAGCAACGCAAAATAAAAATGTGGCTCCATCGTATGCCGAAGCATGTTAAAAAGCGTGCCATTCAAAACTTTAGCGACAACCCTGTTATGAATATTGTTGCAGCAGATTTACGTGCTGTACTTTGGATATTTAAGGCTAAATCTTATTGTCTAGGTGAAACCAATTACAGATATTGGCAAAGGAAGTATAGGGAGTATTGTATTAAACAATATAATTTATAAATATGAGAAAAAGTATAACAATGTGGCTGCGTAGGTTACCTGATGACATACGAGAAAAAGCCATAACAAACTATCGCAATGGTGATGTAGCTAGAAGCTCTATTGATAAAAAGGTAGAATCATTATCACGCGCAATAAATTTAGCATTCATATGGGATTATACTCCAGAAGGGGATAATTTTTGGAGAAAAATACATGAAGAGTTAGAAAACAAAGAGTTTGAGGCTAGAAAGTTTAAGATAATATCTACATCAACTACTGATGGTATATTTAGTTACATACAATCATCAGGCACAACCTATACCTATTCAACAGGTGTTGATGGCTTATGGCAAATAACAACAGGAGAAACAATTACAAACGATTAAATTATTTTACAAACCAAAACCTTATGGTGTATAGGTCAACCAATCAATCAACATGAAGACAGAAATGAAAACACGCAGTGGACAAAAAGTAACAAATGTCCAAAAAGCAGGAGACTTTATCATCGGATTCGTAGAAGGCAAACCATTAGTTTGGAACAGCAATGGTCGCAGAAGCGATAAGAACAAGAGTCAGCTTGACCTAGAATTAAGTAGTAAGTATCACATTGCTATTCGCAAGTGGGGTACAACCTACAAGTCCTCAATCTATGACACAAAGCCAACAGGCAAGGGTATCGTTAAGGTTATTGAGGTAGAACTTTAAATTAAATAAGATGTCAAGAAGAGAACATCTAGTTGACATGTTGGAGGTGTTGTTGGCTGATAATTATGACGCCTCTAACATTGTCAGACTATCTGAGGATGAGATAGTCGACATGATAATCAATCTAGCCTTTTATTATAAGGACAAGGCTAACAATTAAATTAAATATGGAAAAAGAAACAAAAGCCTATTACAAAATGGAGCTTAACGGAGAGCACATCGAACTAAGTATTCATGGTAATGGCGAAACAATTACCAATATGTTTATACATGCAATCAAAAGCGATTCAAGAGTAGCTAAAATGATAAGAATGGCATTGCTATATGATTCACTTGATGGTATTAAGAGTGACCTATCTGATGAAAATAAGATAGATGAAATGCTTAGTAAACACGGAGGTAAATTCACAGCATAATGGTAATAATAATATTATATATCATAATCATTTCACTATGGTTTGCGCGCGAAATAAAGGGCGCACCATTGGTGGATGATAACGATAACATCATTAATAAAAAGTAGACTATGAAATATAGAATAGTAAAGCACTCTTGGCATGGAGCATACATAGCTGATAACATGCACTATTATACGATTGAGGAGCGTAGGTTTACTATCATCAGCGCGCTCAAAAGATTATTCTTTGTGGATAATGTATGGTATGAATGGCTGCCAATCAAGGACAAAAAAGAGCCTATTCACTTCAATCACTACATGGATGCCTACCATTGTTTGCTTAGATTAATGTCAGGCGACCTTGTTGGAGACTGGAAGGAGGAGGTGGTATCATGAAAATATTATCAGCCATATTCTTCTACACCATAGGGTATCTAGTGGGTCATCACGATAAAAAATATAAAAAATGAAAAATCAAGTCTTACACGCCTTGGCTACATTCGTAGCAAGCAATTATGAAAACCTTAAGAAGGACTACAACTCCTTAAGCAAAGAACAGAAGGCAGCAATGCCTATAACAATCTTTATGATTGGCACATTCGATTCATTATTAACAAATCAAGAAGAAAATGATAAAGTTTCTGAAGAGCCTGCTGAGCAAGCATAGGCACGAATGGGTATTAAATAAATCATTTACATCCTCAACTTCTAGATATGGGCATGAGTCCTACTCCTGTTCATGCGGAATGACAAAACATGTAAAAAGATTTTGGAATCGCAAACCAATAGTGGTAATAATCAATAAAAACAATGAGAAATGACTAAGTATCAGCTGATGAATGAGGTACAAAAGAGATTAATCATTACAGAAATTAATCATTCGTTATTATATGATAACGATGCCTTTAAACAAATTATGCAGATTGTAAAGAAAAGCAAACCAATTAAATCAATTAAACTATTCCCAAATGAAAATCAGGTTAATTAAAGAAACAAACCATGTCAAGAATATGGTGTGGTATCATATTGAAAAATATAGTAGAACCTATTGGGAGAATGTATACTCTACAATGGAAGGCCCAAACGCATTAGAGAAGTTTGAAAAGCTGAAGGGGCTTGACAATGAGGTTACTAGAGAGGTCATTCAAGAATTTGAAAAAAAGTTTGAAAATTAATTTGTGCAATCCACAAATGTTTATAACTTCGCTTTACTAAAACAAACAACATGATACATCAAGTACAAGAAACCATCATCAATGATGTGCAACAAAGTGTTCGCAAAATCTTTGAGACCACAGTGCCTGAACATCTTTTAGATGATGTCAATCAGCAATTAGAGGTAACAATTCTAAATGCTTTCTGGAAGCATGGCATATCGGGCAATCCTATCAGAACAGAAAAGGGGGAAAATTCATAAAACAAAATAAATACACATGAGTATCATTAAAATTCAAGAGGAGTTACACGCTCCAAAAAATCAACGCAACAACTTTGGTAACTACAACTATCGTAGTGCTGAGGATATTATCGAGGCAGTAAAGCCTATTGCACATAAGTACGGATACTATTTAAAAATCTCTGATGAGATTGTTGAGGTAGGTGGTCGTATCTATGTAAGAGCTATGGCTGTATTGGCTACAGAGGATGGCAAGAAAGAGTACATATCAATGGGATGGGCTA